TCATTTGAATAGCCCCGGCATTTTTCCCGCAGGCGCACCCGAGCGCGACCCGCTATACATCGTGATGCCCTTACCATCGAGCACCGCTGAAACGTCCAATTCACTGCGCAGGCGCAAGTTAGGAACGTCATGCACATACCGATACCCGCCGCCGTCGCCCCGCAGCACCATGACCAACTGTTCCCGGTTTTGAAACGTGCCGACGATGCGCCAGCTATCCAGCTCCGGCGCTTTCGACTCGACCGCAGGCGCACCAGGTTTTCCGCTTGGCGGCGTAGATCCTAAAACCGACCCGGACGGCAGCGGACCCCCCGCCACCGGACCCGCCGCAGCATCAGCGGCTTTCACTTCACCTTCCGGGTGCATCAGTTTCTTACCGATGTGATAAAGATAGGCAGGACCCGCAAGCAGCATGACCACCGCCGCAACCGCTTTGACCCACACCCACTTGTTGTTAAGCAAATTCTGCCGCTTGTCTACCGGGACCTCCTGACCAGGCGCAGCCCCCTCTGTCACCTGGTAGGACTTATAGCACTCGAAAATTTCCGGGTTGTAACGCTTAACTGTAGTGAGCGTGAGCTTGCGCTTCAGCAGACGACCGCCCGTATATTGGTCCACAACATAGGTGCTCGTCATGCCCAACTCTTTCACCTTGTGGATGTGATACAGGGATTCGAGAACGCGCCGCACCTTCAGATGCAGGTCCATCACATCCTGCGTGATGTAAACAATATCGCAAGACGTTCCCCGCTCAGCATCAGTCTGGTGTCGATGCTTCCGAATAAACCGCATTACTTCCGGGGTGATTTCCTCATCCTCCCCGAAGAACTCATACGCTTCATCCAGGATCACCAAATCACCCGGACCGCAGACAGTCTCAACGGTCGAACCCTCGCGCGGGAAGAAATACGCACCCCGGATAGTATCGTCATCAACTACGACAATGCGCGGCTCAATGCGCAGCTTGAAATTGCGCTCGATGTACGCTGCAATCTTATCCGCGTGCAAGCCTTCAATATTGGTTACGATGCGCCGCCCCGCCTGGACCGCAGGAATGATGATGCCCTCGACAACCTCATACGTTTTGCCGCTCCCCGGTATCCCGGTATACGCACTTCCAGACATGACGCACCCCCGGCAAAAGCAAAATCAACCGATAAACGGTATTCGCCGGATGATGAACCGCGTAACCCAGGCCGCGAGCAGCGCAGGCACGCCAATATCCAACCGGCAAAAATCAAGAAACCACCACACCCCCGCAGGAATCGAAGAAAACGCAGATGTAAGACCAGACGTGCCGATAAACGGCGCAATCAACCCCGCCACCACCGGCACCAGCTCCACCAGCAACGCCACCACCGCCGCCATGACAATGAACTTGATGACGACCGCACGCAGCAACCATGTAACCATCAGACCGAGAAAGGCAGGCATGACAATGACCCCTATGCAGACAGCACGATAAACAGCGCCAGCAACAACCACACCAGTGCGAAACTTGTCGCTAATTCGGTTCCCAATGACGCCGCAATCGTGCAGTGCGTATCAAACGTCCACGAAGTCTCAAACGCCGTGACCGTAGGCGCGGGACAGATTGACGTGTGCGACGGCAACGACCAGGCCAACAACGAGGTGAAGGTAGAAACAAACAACAAAGGCGAAACGTCGCTTTGCGTTGCTGGCGTAGGGTCACTCACAGAGCTAGACGTGACCATGCTATGAATGTCCGTCTTGATATTCTGTTGCGTTGACTCCCGGTTGTAATCGTTCGGGAACGTGATCGACGCAGGAGGAACGACCGAACCCGTAGGCCCGGACGTGATCGATACCGTCTGATCCGTCAACGAAGGAACCACCGTCCCAGGCCGCTGCGTCTGCTGATTGCTGATCGGGACACCCGTAGAATCAAGCTGTACCGTCTTCTCCGTAATCACATCATTACCGTTCACCTTGGTTGCCATCGTTTGCTTGATTTCAGTGCCGCCACCTGACAACGCCTTGACCTTGAACTCAACGGGATTGCCGTACTGATCCACCCCGCCCATCGTCCACGTATCGCCGGAAATAGAACCCTTCACATAACCGGAAATCGCGCAATCAAGATCATCCGTCGCAAATGAGTAAGACGTGCCCGACCTGGTAACGTCGCACTTTGCATCCGGTGTCACCGCCCGAGCGTTCGAGAGATTGCACGTTGTTCCGCTCGCCGTGTAACCCGCAGGACACCCCGAGAACGACGTACCCGTAGGTGTAGCGGTTTGCGCAACCTGGCAGGTAGGCGAATACGTCGCCGAACTATACTTGCAGCGCCCCGCCCCGTTAGCAAAAAAACTCCCGCAATAGACGTAATCTCCGCCCAGGAAAATCACATTCATGCTGCAAACCGTTTCCAGGGTCTGACCCGGCACGCCGTTGTAATCCGTATAGGTGTAATCCGTGGTGCCCGTTGCCGTAGCCGGTGCGCTAGGTGCTGGCGGTGCACTATGCGCACTGTGAACCGGGAATTGAACCTGATTATCTGCCGCCTTGAATCCGGCGTAGATCACCGCTGCGCCTAGCGAGGCAATCACGCCCGACCAGAGCGCAGACGCCCCGCCACTTGTCGCCGTGGCCAACGTCGCGACACTCGACCCCGCGACGCCGGACGACGCCGCGCCCAGTATCAGCTCGATACCTTCAGCCAGGACGATGACCGGCGCCACCGCCTTCACCACCACCGCAGAGCACAACCCCGCCGCCAGCGCGCAAATCAGAACTTTCTTCCTGACATTCATTTTGCAGACCATCCTTTGACGAACGCCGCACCGCACAACAACCCCGCCCAAAAGAAGGTCAGATACCAGAGTGAAATAATCATGACGGACCCTTATAAAAAACGGGACGTAACCCGGATTGGCGTTACGCCCCGCTTCACTGCATTGCCCCCCCGCGACTAGCGGAGCTTGCCCAGGAAGGTCAGGATCACGATGGCGCCCTGTTTCACCAGCTTGAAGCCGGCGAACGAGATGCCCAACGCGACCACCGCCGCGATCAGCGTGCCCATGACCACAACCGCCGTGATATCCGCGATTGTCGGGTCAACCGCGAACGCGGCGCCCGTGACCAGCATCACAGTACCGACCCGCGCCGAGAGCTGCGCGGCATAGAGGGATTGCAAACGCACTTTTTTCCAGAGTTTCATAACTGCACTTCCTTCACTGAAACGCCGGGCAAGCGACCCGGCAACGCACCCGAGCGAAAGCTCGAATCCTATTTCAGCCCCTTGTCCATGAACCGCAACAATTCCCCCACTGCATACGAAATGATGTAACCACCGCAGACCAACACGAACGCCGCCGCGAAAAACGCTCCCGCCAGCGCACCGTTAAAGGCTGAAGTCACCGCGAGAACGTCCAAGAAAATCACCTCCTTGATTGAAGAATCAGCCGGAAAATTGCGCGTATCGTCATAGACCACCGTTACCGGACGCGACGCACTCACCGCGAGCTGTAGCCCCTCGCTAAAGCCTTTTGCATTGTCAGACTTGAAGTAGACGACCGGCGCACCTGGCACTACGCCCGATAACGTCACCAACCACATCGCGTCATAATCCTTATTGCCGTAGGCACCCGAGAACATCCGAACCGACAACGCCGAAGCATCAGGAATCGAAACCGAGTGCTGCGCAGCTCGCACCAACGCCGGCAACAGGACCAGCGCAAAAACGAATAGGAGAAACACCCCCGCGCCCCGGAGTGAATCAGGCCACCATGCGGTAAAACGAGCGCGCCGCATTTTCCTACCCTACCTTTTTCGCTTGCAGAGGCGTAACCGCCGCAGGCGTCGCCATCGAGATCACCTTCGCCAACCCGATGCAAACGGTTTTCCACTCGTTACGAACCGCGCGGGATTCAGTTTTCAGTTCCAGCTCGGCCGGAAAATGAACCGAGCTGAACTCCCCCACACATGCCGGGTCCACTTCCATATCAATGGACTCCTTACCGCCGCCGTCAATCGTCGCCGCACCAAAATTACCGGTCTGGATTTTCGACGTGACACCGAGCACCGCAAAGTCATATGGACCTTTTGCACCTACACCTGAAACGCGCTTAATTCCGATCACTTCCATTTTCTTTACCTCACGTTGAAACGTTAAGCCGCCTGGTCATCGCCCCACTCATACCAGCTCGGAGCCGACAGCGGCACAAGATCGACCACCCGAACTTTTACGGGAAAACTACAAATATCCCGCCGATACCGTAAATCAATCCCGTAATGCTTCAGAATCTTCGCGTGCCGGTAGAGCGTGCGCTCGCTGCAGATCTGCCGCAGGTCTTGCCCCTTCAACCAGGCCGCCGCGTACACTCGCGACCCCGCCGGCAACGCCATAAGGATGTCCGGCTCATCCGACCTGTCCGCTTTCAGAAGGAACGAAATTTCCTCATCGAAGATCGCCCGCAATTTGTCATCCGTGACATTGCCCGGAAAATTCAAACCCAACGATTCAAGCTCTCGTCGTTTCACTTCGACCTCCAATCGCACCATGCCTATGTCCTGACACCAGGCCACCAGCTTTTCGTTAATAAATTGCTCAAAATCCTTTCCGTGTTTCTCCTTCGCGTGTTCGATCATTTCCGGCGCTTTCAAATACGCCTTCACCATGCGCCGCGTGTTGACCCAGTACACGCCCCACTCCCCTTTGTAACCCCGCGTCATGCGCGGCACGCTCAACCCCTGCGCCCAACGAATCAACGACCGTGCTTGCGCATCGCTTCCCGCGGAAAATGAACAGGTGATATCCACACGCAATAATCTCGCGCCGTGCCATGTGCTCTCATTGGAAACTGGTCCAGCAACATCGACAAATCCCGAGGATGAATCACAGCTCCGAACTGCCCGACTATCTCCGGATCGAACATCGGAAAAAGCCGGGAGTCCATTACGCGCAAGCACTCGCTGACTTTTCTCAAAGGTGGCCTGCCATCCCAAATTGAACACATTGTCTGGACGAGACAGGCGCCCGACGTTTCCTGACAGGAAAACACTCGAACCGTCACATCCGAGCTGAACAGTTGTTGAATGTGAGCCGCATAGACTCGAGGCGCTAATGCGCTCACTGCGGCAGACGCCGCTTGCGTCAGCCCAGCTATGCACCCCCTTGCAGACGATCGGGAGGCTCCCCGCCGGATGGCGTTCAACAACGGTGATCCAATCGAGGAAGACCGGAAACGGGAGCCGCTCACCCAATTTGCCCCCCTTCCCGCCGTAGGGCCTTTCCGTCAGTTTCTGCGCTGCCAACCGCCAACTTGGCAGTGAATGGCGTAGTGATACTAGCCATTGCGCCTTGTGCCGAAATTTCGACAGACGACCCGGAAGCGCGCCGGGTCCGGGTGTGCTCGCTGCGCTGCGCGCACGCGGCCCGGCGCACCTGGTCCAGAAATAGGCGAGTAAAAAGCCGGTCCACTGTGGGAGGGGACAGCAACCGGCCAAAAACGCCGCAGTGTGTCAACCCGCACACGTACGCCCGTTTTTGATCTGGTGAGAAATCACGATAAGGAAAAAACACGTCCGGGTGCATCATCATGACCGCACGCCGTAACGCAGAACCAACTTATGCAACCCGCATGCGCTCACTTCCGGATGTCGGTTCTCGCCACGCTCCGGGAGAGCAGGCGGAAGCGCCTCAAGGAATGAAAACCTCATCGCCCGGCCCCGATCAGCCGGCTGCATGCTGGATCAGTGCGCGGATGTCCTCAACACGCCAGGCTGTGATGCGCAGCCCCAACGTTCTTACCGGTTGAGGGTAGCGGCCGGATTTGACACCCGCCCACCACGTACTTTTCGAGACCGGGATTAGTTGCAGAAGGGTCGAAAGCCGGACGAAGCCGGTTTCCGGAAGTTCGCTGTGCGCCATGTCTCACCTCGCTGGGTGTGTTGAACATGGTGCGGATTGTTATGCTACGACTTGCCGCCGCGAATACCCTATGCCTAGCAGCGGTTAGCCGATGCTTAGCATCGGCTAGGAGACTATGGTTTGGGTATGTTTACGAGAGCTTTCCGCGCAGCAGCGTAGGACATTCCGAGTGCTGCGCATTCCTCCTCAGCACAGCGATCGCGGGATGAATATTTGCCCGTTGCCCAAGTCTCACGTATTTGTCTTTGCTTGTCTCGGCTACCGCCCGGCTGGTTGTGCCTAGCGTTCGCAGCAGTTCGGGCGGTTTGTTTACGCCACTCAGGAGAGCCCATTTCCGAGCCTGTTTGCTGAATCCGACTTTCGGTAGGTTTGTTGCCCCGCTTGCGGGCACGGCCCGACGACTCCGATGCCGGAGGCAGGTCCACCAGGGCCAGGATTGCCGCCCGGTCGATGCTCGGCCGTCCTCTTTGGAAATTTACAACGTCACCCAATGGGAGCGAATGCCCGGATGTCTTGAGACAAACCAATCCGGCAGTTGCAAATTCCAGGGAACCCACACGTTGCTTGCCTTGCAAGCTCCCGAGCCTGAACACTCCGCTTACCTTGTCCCGCTCCGGTTTGCCATTCAGGCCAAGCGCACGCGATGCCCATTGCGCAATTTGGCCCTCCGTGATCTGCCATTGTTGCAATCGCGACATTGCAATCTTCACCTGCCCCATATCGTCGCGCCGGTCACAGGCCACATAGGCCCGTGCCGGTTGCCCGTTCCGAGCGAGAATTACATGCACGGGCATGAAACAGTTTCGCTCACAACCGGGGCATTCCACCGTTAAAGCCGCAGCAGTCGGCTCGATCCATCCAGCTTTTTGTAAAGTCTCAACCGCCCCGTTCGGCCAATGCCGCACTTGGTCCCAAGCAAGAACGGTATCGCCCTCAGAACCGACAAGCTCAACAAGCTCTTGCAGCACTTCCGGGAGCGTCATGCGTTTCTACCCTCCTCTTCAGTTTCCTGCTCCATCAGTTCGATGCCGGAATCGGCAAGCATCTTGCGAATAAGCAAGTCCCGTTTATCGTGACGCAAAGCACACGAGTTGGGGTAACTGATCTTGAAGTTGCGTAGGCGTGCCCGCGTGCCGGGTGTGGGGGCAAAGGTGACTTTAATATCCGCCGCCGTCACATGAAATGGCGGCAGGGTGAGCTTATCCATCAAGTCATAGACTGCCTTCGTGTCTTGTTTCGGCTCTGCCTCCACGGTGACACGGCGCTTTTTACCAGCCTTCAGGCTCAAGCGAAGTGTATGCACCGCCACCGATTCGATGCCGCAGTCCGGCGGATACTTAAACACAAAGTCTCGATTCGCCAGCGCATCCAGGGCATACACCCGGCTATCCTCGGCAGATTCGTCCAGATCATCGAACTTTAGAATACTCTTAGCGAAAACCTGTTGCAGCTCGGGTACAGACTTCGTATTGCGCGGTGCGTAGATGTCCAGCGAGCCTTCAGCTTGGCAATAGACGAAAATGATCTCGAAAGCGGGATGGCGGGCGCGGGGCGCAAGGGAATTGCGCACCCATTCCAAACCAGACTGAGCGTAGTCCTCCGGGTACGCAAAGAAATACTCCTTATCGTAGCGGCGAAAGACTTCCACCTTGCAGTTGCGGCCCCGGCCTTCTTTCGTGTGGAAATGGTCGCTGATAGCCTTTGCCAACCGCTGGGTATCTTCTTCTTCCACATGCGGCTGTAAATGAGGCAGGTCGTTACGCTTTTTCCAAAACCACTCGGATATGTTGTCCGAGTGCAAGAACAGCATGGCACCTATCCAGTAACCGGGTTGCTCCAAGAACGCCCACATGACTGTACCGTGGAATCCGTCGATCTTAGAGATAGCGACCGGAAATGCCTTGTCCTGGTGAAAGTCCGCCTCGTCCGTAAGCGCCGTTACTCCGCCCTGGCAGGCCATGCCATCAATGTCCTGGCATTCTGCCTCAATCTGCGCCTGCTTGTCGTCTGGCAAGGCCATAAGCGCCTGAAAGATGGGTTCCACCTCCTTTTCCGCCAGCTTGTCGAACGCAATCTCCTGCAAAACGCCATGCCTTTCCTGGAAATAGCGCGCCAGCAGTGCATTGGGCGTGCGCCGAAAGAACTGTAAATGCGAATATTGACCGGCCATCCCTTCACTCCTTGCTAAAGGTGGTAGCAATCACTAGGATTATGCTGACCACTACGATACATTACAGTATATCCGCAGTACAAACGATGCTTAGCTTGAGAGACAACTGTGGCTGCCGCCAACACCACAACGCTGACCTTTCGCATCGAACCGGCCCTGAAGGGAGCGCTGCGCACAGTCCCTAAGCGCGAGCACCGTTTCATCGCCAACATGATCGAAGTCCTGATCCGGGACTATTGCCGGCGCAACAGGATTGCGATTTCCGAGCAGGACGACCTAGATAGTCGGAAACCGGACAAGGGTAAGAAATAG